AGATCGTATTCCAGGAGTTATGGAGAGATTAAATCGCCTAGATGGAGAACTTTCCAGTAATGGCGGAAAATCAACAAAAGATGTAGTAAATAAACTGTACGACAACCAGGGAGTCCTTATGGAGGCCTTCGTTGAAATGGGAGAGCGCCTTATCAGTATTGAAGAACACCTAGCAGTTAACAAGTCTGAACAAAAGATTTAAGGGATGATATACCTATGAGCATGCAACAGTATTCAGGTGGTCCTAATCCTTTTGCTATTGCTGGTTCCTATATTGGAAGGATGTATGCAAAAGGTGCACGTTCTCAACGTGACTCTGATCAACATACTCTAACTCAAACAACACTAGCAATGCATGCCGCTCAACATGAGGCTACAACACGTCAAGTCTCACAACAGGCTAGATTAACTGAAAAGTCAGAACGAGGAAAACACGAAAGAGCAATTCATTTTGCAAATACTATTCAAGGGTTTGCACAGCCAGGAGCCCAAGTTTCTTTAAAGCATGGAGATATCTCAGCAAGTTATACCCCTAAGATGTCAACACCTCAAAACCCAGGAAGAGTTCCTGTGAAGAAGAACAGGGGCGGAAAGAAAGTTCCTTAATGGCTGGCGCAATTGATAAGGGCCATCAGTCCTATAACGATTTTAACTCTGGAGTATCAGCAAGTCAGAACCCTCTTACAACTGTTGATAAAAAAATCTTAGACTTTGCTATGAAGGTTTCTAAAAACCCTGTAATAAAAACTCATGGTCAAATTCTTCGTAATTTTGGAATGTACCCTCCTGAGTTTTGGACTCGTGCTCAAAAACTTTCAGATCATCCAGAGATAGACCCCCAGACAAAAGAACAATTATCCAATATATTTTCAGACCCATCACGTCCAGGACCAATGACTGGTGGAGCACCTATTAACGTTAATGGAAAACAGTTTTCTCATGGATTGGAGTGGTAATGGCAAAGACAGCAGCGTGGACACGTAAAGAAGGAAAAAATGCAAAGGGTGGTCTTAATGAAAAGGGCCGCAAATCATATGAGAAGGCTAATCCTGGTTCAAACTTAAAGCCACCAGTTAAGAAAGAACAAGCAGCAAAATCAAAGAAGTCTGCAGCACGTCGTAAGTCTTTTTGTGCAAGGATGGAGGGTATGAAACAAAAGAATACCTCTTCTAAGACTGCTCGTGATCCAAATAGTCGTATTAATAAATCCCTAAGAGCGTGGGATTGCTAATGAAGTGTGTTAATTGCGATAAAAACGCAATGTTTGAATACAAACTTACAAAACAAGAATCTATCCTTTATTGTGGAAGATGTTTGCCATCCTTTCTAAATGATCGTAGGAAAGCAGGATTACTTACTATTACCCAACAATATAAAGATGATCAAGCATCTGCTTTAAAAGCATTAGCACCAAAACCTGTTGAAGCACCAAAAAAGAAGGCAGCAGCCAAAAAGTCGGAACAATAAATTGAAGTTAATTCGCAAGTTCGCAGTGCAGGGTCATGCCGTACCATTACACTCGCACAGTCCTAGAGGACCGTTCCCGCCTGAAGTTCTAGCCCAACCTCAGATGGAAGTGGACCCACAACATTCGGATTCCTTACACGAAGCACTAGACAATACACGCTTCTTCAAATGCAGGGCTTGCGAAGAAGTACTTCTTGAGACTGAACTAGACAATCATGATTGTGAGGAAATAAATGGCTATTAATAACAACGGTAATCTTCTAGATACCGCAGGTGAAGTCGCAATTGACTTTGTGTGGGGAAATTTTCCTATACAACCAAACGATGCTCGTCCAGATACAGCAGCAGGTCGCTTAGACCCAGCACTAGATAACCACATCATTGCTCTTTCAGGATGGAATGGTTTTCCACAGTATGCACCAAACACAGCAGGAGAAGACGTACTTGGTGCAACTGATTACGTACTTGTTCCTAACGTACTTAATCTTACAACCGCACTTGCGGTTGACGCAATGAAGGATGCTTCATTGACTGTTACAACTGCAACTTCTTCAGCAAACGCTTCTGGATTTAAAGCAACTATTAATAATATTGCAATTGCAAGCGGAACAGCAACCTTTACAACTGCTGCTGCACACGGATTTACAGGTAATCCAAGTGCACAGACAGTAACCGTTTCAGGATTGACCAATACTCAATTAAATGGAACTTGGTTAATTGCTAATGCAGAAGGTTCAACCTTCACAGTGTTTAACACTGGCTTTACAAACGTAAGTTCTACTTCTGATAGTGGAACCGTTATTGACTCAAGCAAGGTTGGAAAAATAAAGGCTCAGAGCCTTGCAGCAGGACAAAACAACGTTGCTCCAGGAACAGCAGTTACTATCACCGCTTACGCAGCATCTTAAACTAAATGGCAAGAGTGTCAGGTGGAGGAGCATCCCGTAACAGACGGGCTGCTCTTCCTTCTGCTCAAGAATTATTAGGAGCGTTTTACGGTTTAGGCTCTAAACAAACCGCAGGTATTTCAAAAGTAACTGGACCTGGTACTGGCATATTTGCTGGTCTTCCAACTGCAAGTTCTGTTGGTGAATTCAGTGAATTTATTTCATTAACTAAAGCCAATGACACAATGCGTTATTATACTGGAACAAAAAAAGTAGCAAACTTAGCAGGAGAAGTATTAGCCCCCAATATTGATAGTGACGTCTACTACGTAGATAAAGATGGAAATTTTGTTGATAGATCTATATATCGTCAGTCATATGATGTGGATGACGATACTGGAGAGTTAATAGTTCCAGGTGAGAGGGGACCTCAATTTGGAGAGTCTGACGCTCCTGCTCCCATAACAGTTGTTCCAACTAGTACCTCTAACCCATCACGGCCACGGACAGTTGCCGCTGGATATGATCGTGATCGTCAAGTTATCACAGTTGTGTTTAGGGACGGAACCTTCTACAATTACTACGAAGTAACCCCTAACGAATGGCAAAAATTTAAGTCTGTAGTTTCTAAAGGTCAGTACATCTATACGTTTTTAGATTACAAGCCTCGTGGTGCCGCAGATGTATCTACCTTATCAGCAACTGCTAGAAAGACCTTCTACAGGTTTACTCGTGCCGCTCAGTTACACTACGGAGGACGTCAGTCTAAGAAAAGGACATAATGCCAAAGGCTCACAAAATCGGACCAAAACACTTCGTACAATTAACAAACTTCCCTTTTAAATGGGGCTTTAAATTTATTGTCCGTGGTTGGACGCAGGAGATTGAACCCCCGTATCGCACATCTAACCCCTTTATAGTACGATTGCCTAGGTATAAAGCGTTAGTGTTTGGAGCGTGGAGTGGAATGAAAACTGAAGAAGAAGCCTTAAGTACTGCATTAGGAAGGCGGGAAGTTACTTACGATGATTTTACGGAAGAAGCGGGATGGACACCAGCCCCAGACTCGAATCGAGAAGCGAGTATCGACGATCTCTACTCCCGATTTGATTTCATGGATGGAGCAGTCGATGTACACGATTGGAAGACATATCACGATCTGGCAAAGGCAACAGAGTGAAGCAGACCTTGATGAAATCGTTATGGGTGCAGAGGTCTTTCATGCAATTGCTAGAGAGTTAAAGCGACGCTCTAAGTCTGTGTTATGATTAACTGTCTTACTCTCTTACAGGTCAGGCGCTAACCCATCCTTAGTGATGGGTTTCGCTATTTAATAAGGATATTATGTCATTTGATAAAGATAAGTTCGAAGAAATTACACCTGAGTTCTATCAGGCTGAAGAAAAGCCTGTAGAAGATCCAGTAGAAGATTTATTAGATGAACTATCTCAAAAGTTTGTAGATACTTTAATCGATAAGATGATGGACTTCTTAAAGGTTTTAGTTGGCCATGATCTTCACCCGTATCAAAAGCCATTGGCTCGTAGGATTATGGAATCGGTAATTATAAATGATGGTGAAGAAGTTACTGCCCTTGCCTCTCGTCAGTCAGGTAAATCTGAAACAGTTGCAGACACTGTAGCCACACTAATGATTCTTCTTCCTCGTCTTGCAAAGTTATACCCTGATTTACTAGGAAAATTTAAAGATGGAGTTTGGGTTGGGTTATTTGCACCTACAGAGTCTCAGGCTGAGACCTTGTTTGGACGTGCTGTTACTAGACTAACTTCAGAACGAGCAGTAGATATTATGGGCGATGTTGAAATTGATGACTCTGCAGTTCGTGTCGGTGGTGTAACTAGACAAATTAAATTAAAGAAATCTGGATCAACAATTACAATGATGACCGCTAACCCTCGTGCAAAGATCGAGTCTAAGTCATTCCATTTGATTGTTATTGACGAGTGTCAAGAAGCAGATGACTTTGTTGTCTCTAAATCAATCTCTCCTATGCTTGCATACTATGCGGGAACTATGGTTAAAACAGGCACTCCAACTACAAGTAAGAATAACTTTTATAGATCAATTCAATTAAACCGTAGACGTCAAACAACAAAAGGAAATAGACAAAATCATTTTCAATGGGACTGGAAAGATGTAGCCAAATTCAACGCAAACTATGAAAAGTTTATTCGTAAAGAAATGTTACGTATTGGAGAAGAATCAGACGAGTTCCAAATGTCGTATAACTGTAAGTGGCTCTTGGAGAGAGGTATGTTTATTACTTCTTCAATTATGGATGAGTTGGGTGATACGTCTCAAGAACTTGTTAAAGTGTGGCACAAGACTCCAGTTGTTGTTGGCATTGACCCTGCTCGTAAAACTGACAGTACAGTTGTTACTGTGGTTTGGGTTGATTGGGATCGTCCTGACGAGTTTGGTTATTTTGATCACCGAATACTTAACTGGTTAGAGATGCAAGGAGATGATTGGGAAGAGCAGTACTATCAAGTAGTAAACTTTTTAAGTAACTATGATGTTCTTGCTATCGGTGTTGACGCTAACGGTGTAGGAGATGCTGTAGCCCAAAGATTAAAGTTATTATTACCAAGAGCAGAAGTAATGTCTTTAACATCTAGCCCCTCTGAACAGTCTAAGAGATGGAAACATTTACAGGCTTTAATTCAACGCAAAATGATTGCTTGGCCTGCTCATGCAAAAACTAGGCGCCTAAGAACTTGGAAGAGGTTCTATCAACAGATGGTTGATGCAGAGGTTCAATATAAAGGCCCAAATTTCCTTGTAGCGGCCCCTGATGAATCCTACGCACATGATGACTTTGTAGATTCTTTATCAATTGCATGTTCTTTAACTCAGGACCTAGTAATGCCCGAAGTAGTAGCCTCTAGTAATCCTTTTTTCTAGTTAGACAACACAAAGTATCAAAAAGGGTGGAAACTATTACCAAGGAAAAGGCCTTTCCCAAATCAATCCTTAAGGAGTCATTATGACAATCTCACCAGCACCTCGCTTCCCAGAGCGTGCACCACAGGTTTATGAGCGCAAGGGTGCAGATAATGCAACTCGCCGTGGACCGCTTCGTTTTGAAGAAGGTGTCGCAACTGATACCGATATTCCAAACGATTTTCAATTAGGAATGCAAC